GATTGAATTCAGAGTTAGCAATGCTAATTAAATCCTTATGGGTCTCTTCCAGTAGTTTGTCCAAACTTTCATACTTCATTAAACTTGTTCTCCGTTAGAGTCAAGAAGTCGGAGGAGGGCCGCAGCCCTCCTCCTTCCTTTTCATCGAGTACGAATGTACCCGACAGTGAGAGCCAAACGACCAGCAGCCGCCGTTGCGGCGGCAGCGGCGAACCTAGCCGAGATGACAGTACCTTCTTCAATGGTCCAAGGATCATTGACATTCTGTACCGGATCGGTTGGATCTCTAGGCAATAGCGGAACACCTCCCGTAGCAGAGGCGCTGCCACCTGCTCGGACCACGGAAGATCCCACTAGAAATGCATCCGTGTCGCCGTCATGGCCTACGTTAATAGTCAGCGTAGGTGTGCCATTAGTATCCAGAGCACCTGAGTGGAGGTACACACCAACCACTAAGGCATCTGCCGGCAGACGGAAGAACTCGAACACATTCCCATTGGCTACCTGGTCAGCAGTGAGGTTGAACTCCGCAGTACGATACTCAATACCTGCAGAACCGCTGAGGAAACCAGAACGAGTCAGGTGCTCAGCGAATTGGTGGGTGTAAGTTGCCATATCTTATTCTCCTCGATTACGAAAGGTCAGTTACGCCGACTTCGGCGCGGATGATCCAAGCTTCGTTAAGGATCAGAGATGCAAAGTACATCTTCCAACCAACATAACCACGCTGACCGAGCGGGTCAGACTTGGAGCGCTTACCCGGATTTTCTACCCACGGAGACAGCGAACCAGGCCCGCGAAGCGGGATGCTGGCGAAGCAATTCTCAGACAGGTAAACGATAGGATAAACGTCTACGTTAGTTCCATTACTAGCAGTCATGCCATTAAGGGTGGTAGAGCCTGCGCCGTACCACGGAACCAAAACAGGAGAGACGATGTAACGAACATCTTCCTTCTTGCCAAGTTCCCATTCGTGCAAGAGAGCACCGGTCGCGTAATTTTCAGCCGGAGTAAACCCAGGCAAATTGCGGATGTCGGTTTCGCAGTCCGAATGACACACAGCAACAAATGCTGGGGCTACAGGTTCCGTAGAGAACCCCGGACCAGCAGCCAGCTTCCGGGTGATCTTCATGGCACGCTGATTTTTCAACGACTTAGTAACCTGACGCTGAATGTTCAGGCTAATCTTATCGTTCACTTGAGTGCGTGAAGTGGGCGATGCTGTCGTGGAGCCATAGAAGACATTGGTTCCTGCGTTGATGGTTGCCCAAGTAAGACGTTCCTTGGTTTCCCCAATCTGCCGGGACATGGCTTCTACCGCGTCGGTAAGAACCGGGTCCTCAGCAAGATCTTCAACACGATCCGAGACCTCAAGAAGGTCTCCGTACTGGCCCATAGTAACCTGAACGTCTTCATAACGCATTCTCTTCGGAGCAGGCGTTACCCCTTCCTGAAGCTGAGTCAGGCTGATAGGGAAAGGTATTGGGCGGCGAAATGCTATAGTTTCTGACGTATTAGCTGGCAGTGGCTTTACCTTGGCGAAGTTGTCGAGCACAATGATCGCTTCAATGTACTCCAACATCGTGCCTTCGGCATAAACCGCAGTGCGCTGGCTAATATCACCGTAAGTAGTTGCAACGGACATATATTAACTCCTTTTTCTCTGCTTGGTGTATTTACCGTTAGGACCCCAAAGCAGATTCCATTCTTCGTTGTATGAAAGAGAACTTGTGTCAGAAGGCTTACTAGCAATACGCGAAGGTTTAACTCCGCTAGCCTGCTGTCTGGTGCTCTCTCTACGACTCCGAATCTCATCTCCTTTAGGAATATGACCTTCTTGAGTACCAGAACCCATAGAAGCAATAGCAGTTTTATATTCCTGATCATACTTCTGTAGAATAAGAAAAGCCGTGTCAGCATCTTTAGCTTGAGTATACAGGTTGTAGATTCCAGGCTCTTCTACTCGCTTTATAGCGAGCCATGCATGAAAGTCTTCAGACCTTACGATCTCAGCAGCAGTAAGACCGTCGTTAGAGAACAAATCTGCTGCTCTCTCTTCAAGACGATTCCACTCCTGCACTCTAGTTGCTACCTCACGGTCTTTCTCAATAGTTCCGAATCTCTCGTCGATCAGTTCCTGCATCTGCTTCTTGGTAAGATCGCTGTGATGTTTTGCAATCTGTTCAATTATTTCTGCAGCAGCAGGATTTTTTTGCTTGAGCGCCTTTACTTTATCAGGTAGCTCAGGCGGTTGTGCCTGGGCGGTTTCTTGCCGTGGCGATGTTGGGACCGAATGCTCCCTCTTTGCTCTAGACCCACTATTATATAATTGCTGAATTAATAGGTCTTTTGCGTTAAGCTGACGATGGAGGCTAGATGTTCTGCCGTCTGATGTCTTGAGTGATTGAACAATTTTACGAGCTTGTTCCTTCAGCTCTTCACTAGGCTGGCCATTAACAAATTCTCTATACTCGTCGTCTTTAGTTCTATTGTTATCTTGCTTGTGTTCTTCTGAATTTTCTACCTTTTCTACAGTCTCTTCACTAGCATCACCCGAAGATGGATCTTGATGATGTTCTTCTGGCACAAGGCTATCTTCGATAGAATTATCAGGGGGATCTACTTCATCTTCTGCTGAAGAGGATTTAGCCCCAAACTGTCTTTCCCATTCATCTAAATAACTCTGATCCAGTTCTGGTTTACTCATTGCGTCCCTCCGGGATGGCTAAATTCGATTCTAATGCTTTACGTAATTCAATTAATTCTGCAAAGCGACCTCTGAGAAGTTCAGTTGCTTCCTCATCAAGCTTAGGCGTTACTATCTTTTTAGATATTATACCCTGCCGACTAAGTATGTACTTCTCGATTACGTCCACATCTATCCTCATGTTCACTAGATACCACTTCCTTCTGAAAGTTTAACGCTCAGCTCAGTGTTGAATTTCTCCAGATCTATAGCCTTTAATTCTCTAGTTAGATCCTGCTTGCTTTGCTCAATATTAAGATCAAAGTCCATCTTTCTCAGATTCATATCATCATTATTCTGAGCGGTTAGCAGGGCTATCTGAAGTTCCATTTGTTTTTCTGTCTGCTTTGCCTGTAACTCAGCAGCTCTAAGCTGAAGTTCCATCTTGCGTAACTGTAGATCGGCTTGGGCAAGCTGAAGTTTTACCTCAGAAGATTGCTGCTCAATCTGAAGTTTGGCCTGTGTCTCTTCTTGGCGGGACTGCTCTCTCATCATAACAGCCTCAGCCTGTATCATCTGAGGATCAGGTGGTATATTTGCGGCAGCCTGCTGGCGCTCTTGAAGTTTTTTGTTTACCTCATGAGTAGATCTTAACAGAGAAGGACCGGCCCTTGTTGCGGCTACCCATCTTCTGAAAGCTTCCGCCTCGTTAATTTGTACCATATAGTCAGGGTTTTGGGAAGCCATGGCAAGGATACGTTCAATATCCTGCGCTAAAATCTGATTATCAATTCTCTCTGTTGCGCCACCAACTGCTACTTTGAAGTTCCCCTTAATTCCAGGATCGGCACTGTACTGCATGTTATAATGCACCCACCTGTTAATCAGGGGGATGGTTATGTTGTCGTCCCAGTGCTGACTAAGTTCCCTCTGGTGTACATTAGCCTCAGTTAGCACCATACCCATATTCATTGCGGGTACATTAGCCTGCGGTGTGGTATGTGCCTGTATCATCGGACTCTGCGATTCTATGTCAGCGAACTGCATAGCAGAGTCAATAATATTCATGAGTGACTGCTGGTTGTTTGGTATATTTACGAACTGAAATGCATCTTGCACATTAGTTCCGTACTCAGTCATATACCATATCTTCATAGATTCTATTTCCCACTTGTTGTTAGCGGGTTGAATAGCATCTCTATTCAATACGATCTGTGGTCCAGCTGACAGACCTGCATTATCGAGCAGCATAGCGTAAGTAGACTCTACTACACGCTGCTGATCTGCTCGCATGTAAGGCATTCCGTGGCCGAATACGGAAGAATCATCCTGTTCCCAGACGGCCATGTGGTATGGGATAGTATCGTCCCCATCAAGCAGGGCCATTGAAACTCTGATTACTACGCCCCGGACCACGAACACCTTTCCGAAAAACTCTTTGAGTGGATCTTCTTTATCCGCGTTGGATATATACCCCATAAGATGCAGCACATCTTTAGGCAGACTGCCGTGGTACTCTTTCACTAAGTACTTATTGCTAAAGTCTGCGTCCCCGTTTCTGGAAGTAAATAGGCCGCTGGTAGACTGGAGCCTGTTACCGTCAGGCTTCATCAGTACAGCCGCCTTTATGTTTGTGCTAAGATAGTGGGGATTATCTGACAGCCTGATAAGTTCTCTCTTACCTACGGGGTGCACTTCAAATCAATCTTCAATGTCTTCCGGAAGTAATGCGCCCGGGTCTGGGTAAAATAGACGCGGGTCTACGAAGTAAACTTCAGGCATGGTTATATGATCTACCACAAGCTCAGACTGAAGTCCTCCATCCGAGTCTAGATAGTGATCATACATCTTGGATTTCTTTACTTCTTCCTCTGGACCTTTAAGAATACCGGTTCCAAGTATCGCCCAGTCCCTCATTGCCTGCCGTGCCTTTTTGCCGTATCGGCTTGCAGCAAGCTGGTTTCTAATCAGGGTCTGCATACGAAGAGCTTTTTCTCTCTCTTCATTAATCTCTGAGTCAACACTCGCTACTGGATTTTGTTCCTGCGGAGGTGCTTGTAACTGTATAGCCTGGTCTGGCGGCAGTGGCGCAGGCGGTGCAGGCGGTACTGGCGCTTGCTGCTGTTCTTGTTCTGAGGTCTGCTGCTGCTGGTCAATCAGCTCCTCAAGCTCGGGGTCTATAAGAGCCTCGATATGGAAGTTATAGTCTCCTCCAAGAGGAAACTGTATGTCTCTCATGCGGGAGACAGCTAGATTGGTAGGGCTCCTGGTTATGTTCGGTTTAGGTATTCTTCTCCGAGACGGGGACTCGTGCATCTTTCCCTTCTCTTTACCATAGTCATCCGACCCATTGTACTGCAAGAGAGCCTTAGCCCACTCCTGTTCCTTATCCGTTCGCTTATTGTGGTACTTGGTAAACTTTGCTTCAAGCTCCTGCCCAAGAACCTCAAGAGCAAGTATCTTGTTTAAGCGAAGCTCCTCTTCTGAGATTGCATCCTCTTCAAGAGATTCTCTGTCTTCCAGTAATTCGTTGCCTACGAGTTCTTCGTCTGATACATGAGTAAAAGGCATTAGAAATAACTCCTAGCACCGTCAATTCTCCGGTGTGTGTTTCTTGTGAACTCTAAGGACTTCCCATGCTTTGGTCCAGAGATAACTCCATATCTGCAACAGTCCATTAAGTGATCATCCTTTTTAACAATTATCCCGTTATCATTCCTACGATACTTTCTGTACTCTTTAAGGAACTCTTCAGTATTTGAATTCCACAATACTTTAAGCCTACCAGATGAAAGTCTTCCCCATACTGCCGCAATACCTGATTCTACATCATTGTCAGCAGTAACCAAATCAAGACCTGCCTGCCGATACAGTCTTAGCAGTTTATCTCCATCTCTCTGCGATCCAATGTTTGACGCTGGATCAATTACACCACGTAGCTTGGTTGGGGGATCTTTAGGATCTCTCTGGAAGATGTGTGCTGCGTGAAGCTCAGGCTCCTTCTTGCCTTGCTTATATGCGTCGTAAATATACATAACGTCGGCAGAGGTATCATGCGCAATCCACAGGACAGCGGTATCTCTCCAACCCACATCCATAGCATACCACCTTCTCCAGGAATCCTTTATGTCGATAGCTTGCTCTATAACGAACTGCGACTCAGCTATTGGGTATACGCTTCCCGACCCCAGTGTAGGCTTGCCCTCTGACCTAGCTTCAATCAGGTGTGGAGGAGTGCTATCTCTGATTGCTTTCATTTCCTCCTCATCTAAATGAGGCGCATGTTTCCAGCCCGCATTAACAATATATCTAGCCATCAGCTATCAACTGCCTCTGTGTATGATTGAGCGGTATCCTGAAACTGAACTATGAAGTCAGTCAACCCCTGCATAGGGGTTAGAGTTGTCATCACAATGCCCTTGGTGGTCATTGTTCTCAGCAAGGCTTCGTTGTATACATCTGCTGGAGGCTCTTCGTCAAACCAAACCCCGTGTTTTGCGGTACCCTCAAACGCCCTTCTCTTCTGGTCATATGTCTTGAAACCTATACGGCTAGTTCCACCAGTTGGCATATGCCTTACCCAAACCTCATCAACTGCATTTGCAGTGCCGTGCTTGGGTGTCATCTTGATAATAAGATTTCTTGCTATCATCCCACTGCCTATGTCACTGGGCGTACCTATCAATTCCTTCTGGGGTGCATCTCTTGTAGTCACAGTTGTGCTACCAGCCACCCACCACTCAGAGGGGGAATCAAACACGCGTCCCTCCCACCAGTCCGGGTAATCGCCAGTAAGGTGACATGCTACCTCGTATGCCCCGGCTAAACTTTTACCGACACGGTTAGCTGCCAGAAACAGCCTTTCCTTGTACAAGGAGCCAGACCTGAAGAACTCCATGTGTCTCGGGTATTTATTATAAGCCAGGGGCCCTTCTTCTGGAAAAATCTTATACTTGTGCCCACCAAATTTCTCTATCTCTTGTTTCCTTTTGAGGATTTTCAGTAGAACTGATTTCTGCTTGGGCGATAATCCACTTACGTTAATTTGAGATGAAGGACACATTCTCGAAAGCCTTAAGCTGTTCATTGATATCAACTTCATTCTGGAAGTCTTCCTCATCTGTTTCATCTGAGGTCGATACTTTATCATTCCAGTTGAACCGATTCTGCATATTAATCTTGTAGAGCGTAGCGTTAAACCCTTGCGTTGTGAGGTTGAGCCTACCCTGCTTCATCCACCAGGCTTTTGACAGCGTTTTTCCAAACTGTACTACGTCCTCAAAGCTAACGTCTGTCATAAGTAGCATTTTCCACAGCTTGTAAGTCATCTTCAATTCTGCTCTGACCTCAGTGTCTGAGGCCCCTTGCTCGTACATAGAGAGCATAATTGATTTCCAGTTAGTCGGTAAATCGTGAACGCTTTTCATATTCCACCATATCGCTCAATCTTTTCTGAACATAGCCAGTGACAGTTGCTAATATGCCAACGGTGCTTCCGTGTATTGTTGCCCATGACATGCTAACATCAGCCTGTGGAAAATTAACAAACGTAACTATTGTTGCGTAAGTTATAAGAACCATTGCCCACACTATAAGCAGGTTACCTAGTATTTGGGTGAGTAGAATGCTCATTGTTTCTTAGCAGTCCTGTCGTCTATGCGAACAAGAAATTCTCTAAGGTCCTTGAACTGCAACTCAGACCAGCTTCTGTGTTCTACAAATTTGACTTCAATGCGATGCTCCTGCCTCAGCAGATCATCACGTATCTCTTTCCTCAAATCATTTATTCTATAATCAACTTCTTCTCTGGGCACGAAGCTGCCTAACCTGACTCGCACGTCATCCATGCTATGTGACATCTTGTCATATAATTTGTACTGGTAAAGCAGTACAGCCGGTACCCCTACTATCAATGCCCAGTTAGATAATGTTGTTAGTAGCTCCACATAATTCCCCTAAGTTCCTACAAAAGTTTTTAGTTTGATTATCTGAATTGTAGGAAAATAGAACCAAATATGGGGTCTATTACTCCATCTCCATTAGTACTAGTCACTGCTACAGCTACATCGCTCTTTGCGCCGGCAGTTAATGCGATCCAGCTAGAAGCCACTACAGTATTACTAGCACTGACATTTACTGAAACTGGCGATGTCCCTATGCTCGAATAGTCGATAACATTAGGAGAGAACCCAGCTGATCTATAAACTACTCCAAGCGAATAACCAGCAGCTCCCACAACTCCCTGCCGGTTTACAACAATTCTGCACTCAGAAAATTGTGCAAGATCCAGCAAGGTTACATACTTGTGAGTATTTAAAAAGAACCTTGTGGCACTTGGTGCGTCCTTGTCGTCAATCGCAGTCACGCCAATAATATAAGGTACGGTTAGATTGGGGCTGGACGGTGCGCTCGGCAGCAAATGAAATCCCTTTGAGCCTACTACGTTTGTCCCGTAGTACATACTATTGCCTGGTGACGTAATGTCACCATCCAGCTCCAGTGTAGTACCATTGA